TCGCGCCGGTCGGGGCAAAGGGGTAGTGGTGGCGACCTACAAGCCGGGCAACCTGGCCTTTTCGTTCCAGCGCTTCCGTTTTCGTGGCGCCAAGTACAGCGTACAGGTGGGGGCCAAACTGGCTAAGGGAGCAGCAGCCGGCGACTTTGGCGGCTTTGGCGGCCGCTCCGACGGCTACTACCTCCACATGGTGGAGTTTGGAACGCGCCACATGTCGGCCCGCCCATTTGTGCGGCCTACGTGGGCTAAAATGAAAGAACCGGTGCGCGCCTTGATTGTGCAGCGGTTACAGAAACAGATCAAACGCATTAAAAAAAATTAACCATGCAATCATTTATTGATCGGCTTGTGGCCGAACACACAGAACTCACCGAGCGGATTCAAAAACTTGAAGTTTTTCTTGCTTCCGACAAAGTAAACACAATTGATCCGGATCAGGCTATGCTTTTGGCAATTCAATTGCCCATCATGAAAGCGTACCAGCACGTTCTCGGCCAGCGTATTGAATTAACCAACTAAAAAATGAACGTACAAGGGCCAATCAAGCAACTCATTGCCGACAACGCCGCCGCCAACGCGGCGCTGGGCGGTCGTGTGTACGCGGTGCTGGCCCCGCAGGAAGCAGGCTACCCTTTGGCAGTGATTACGGCCATTGGCAACCGCCCGCACCCAACCAAAAGCCCTTTGAATAACCTGATCGCGCCCACTTCATTGGTTGACAATGTGTCGGTACAGGTAGACGTGTACAGCACCAAATTTAACGAGGTGGCCGACGTGGCCGAAAAAATACGGCTGGCCATTGACGGCTACCGGGGCGACGTAACGCACTTGACCATGACCGTGGCCATTGACGGCCTGCGGTACGACAACACGGTGCAGGACATGCTCGAAGAGCCTGAACTGTTCCGGCAAATTGACCAGTACACCGTACGGGTCAACCGCGTGGCCAGCATTGGAGCGGGCAATGTGCCCGTGTTTTTGAACGAACTAGACTACTACGCTTCCGACGCGGCGGCCATTACCGCCGGGCTGAGCGAAGGCGACTGGTACCTCACCTCTGACGCAAACATTTACGGGATGCCTACGGGTATGCCCAAAAAGATACAGGAACAATGACAAACACTACTAATAATCCATTCGAGGGCTCCGACCGCTACCAATACCAGGTAGACTACACCGAACCCGGGGTGAAAACTTTTACGGCCGGGTCGGTGGTGCGAATGAGCGCTGCCGACGCCGCTCCTTTGATTGAGCAGGGCATTTTGAAACAAGTGGCCCCGCACACCCTGTGCGGTGAAAACCCTTTGGCCCCCGGCGGGTGTGCCCCGATTGAGGGACAAGAACTCGGCGACGACCTTCCAGCAACAGCAACAGCAACAGCCAGCAACAGATTCTTACTTACTAAAAACAAGCACTAAAACATGGCAACGACTGGCACAGTAAACAGTACGCTCATGGTGATTAAGGTCGGCACCACCACAATCTCGTGCCTCACCGACGCCAGTTTGAGCATGACGCAGGAAATGCGCGACACCACGTGCAAAGACAGCAGCAGTTGGAACAACGCGCTGCCCGCCAAGCGCACGTGGGAAATGAGCGGCTCGGCTTTCTTCGCGTACGACGCGAGCTACGGCGCCGCTGACCTTTTTACCCTCTACAACACCCAGGCGTCTGCTACGGTCAAGTGGGGCACTACGGTGACTGGCGACAAGGTTTACAGCGGCACTGCTTACCTCACCTCCCTGGAGTTTGCGGCCAGCGGCACCGACGAAAACACGACCATCAACTTCACGTTCCAGGGCGTGGGCGCTCTGGCACAAGGCACCAACCCGTAACAGACAAACAAACACTATGACAGTACAGCAAATCACATTACAAGGCACGTCGTACCCGATTCTGTTCGGGTACGGCGCACTCCTTGACTACGAAACCCGCTTTGGAACCGACCCGCTCGAAGACCTGCGTTCGCAAAAATCGTTGGCTCGCGTGACTGTTCAGGTTGCCTACGCGGGGCTTTCCAATGGCCAGTTTGCAAGAGACAAAACCACGCCTTTTGCCTTGTCGGTGCAGGAAGTCGGCAATCTGATTTCGGAGCCGGGCAAGATTGATGAGATCATGACCCTGTTTTCCGAATCCATGCCCAAAGCCGAAGCAGACGAAGAAAAAAAGCCGACGGCGGCGAAGGCTGGAGCGACAGCGCAAGCAAGTGGGAGCAACTAATTGGGTACGCGGGCAGCATCGGCTTCCCGCTTGACCAATTCTGGATCACCACACCCCGCGCTTTCGTCGCCTACCTGAAAGGGCACCAGCAAGCCGAGCAGAACGAGTGGGAGCGCACTAGACTGATTGCGTACTACTCTTTTGTTGGCTCTGGCAACCTTAAAAAGATACCCACCGTGCGGCAGTTTATGCCGTTTGCGTGGGACAAAGCGGCCAAACCAGCCCCCCGATTCTCACAGGCCGAACTCGCCGCCGAGTTGGCCAAATTTGAACAACTCACCGCACATCTGGACGTAGCAGACAATGGCAGCAGTTAGCGACTTGAACATACGAATCGGGGTACTATACTCCGATTTTGACAAGGCTTTGGGTCAGGTAGAAAAGCGGCTGCAACGCACCGCCGACCGCCTGGGCAGCATTGCCGACGGTATGCTCACTACGCTAACGCTGCCCATTGCTGCTTTTGGAGCCAAAGCCATTTCGGCCGCTGGCGACATGGAGCAGTTGCGGCTGGCCATTGAAGCCACCATGAAAGGGGCAGGCCGCACTACCGCAGAAGCCAACGCCGAACTTGAAGCACTTCGCAAAGCGGCGCTGGCGCCGGGCTTGGATTTTGAGCAGGCCGTGCAGGGTAGCATCCGGCTGCAGAACGTAGGATTCAGCGCCGAGAAAGCCCGCGGCATTTTGGTCGAACTGGCCAACGCCGTGGCTACTACCGGCGGCAGTGCGCAGCAATTAGACGGCGTGACCAAGCAGTTCGGGCAAATGATTGCCAAAGGGCGGATCATGCAGGAAGACCTTGGCATTATTCAGGAGAACATGCCCGCCATTTCGGTGGCAATGGAAAAGGCTTTTGGCACCAAATCGGCCGAAAAACTCCGAGACATGGGCGTCAGCGCTGAGCAGTTCATTGACGGCGTGACCAAGCAACTGGCGCTGTTGCCACGGGTGGAGGGCGGCATTAAAAATGCGCTGGTAAACGCTGGTAGCGCCCTGCAACAGTTTTTGGCGGGCATTGGTGAGGAAATTGTGAAAGTGACGCAGTTAGGCAAGGTTTCGGACGCTTTTTCTGCCAAACTCGCGCAAATGACGCAGTGGTTTAAAACGCTGGACGATACGACCAAAACCAACATTATTACCTGGGCGGCTTACGCGGCCGCCGCAGGGCCGGTCATCAAAATTTTGCAGGGTGTGTTTGCGGCTGGCGCTTCGCTGGTGAGCGGTGTTCGCCTGATTGGCGACACGCTCAAAAATGTGACCGGTTCGGTATTGAGCGCTGCTACCGGCTTTGCCCGTTTGTCTACTGTTATGAAACTGACGGTGGCCGGGGCGGTGATTGCCGGGGTAGTGGCGCTGTACATGGCGTTTCAGAACCTCAACGGGGCGATTGATAACATCAACCCGACGTTTAAACAACTCCAAGAGGTACAGCAAAAGGCAGCGGAATCGGCGGCACAAGAGCGCGTAGCGCTTGACACACTGATTGCCGTCGTAAAAGACGAAACACGCAGCCGCAAAGAGCGCGAGGCAGCCCTGAAACAACTGCAAGATCAGTATCCGGGCTACTTCAAAAACATGTCAATTGAAAGCCTCAACGCGAATCAATTGGCAAGTGACTACAACAAACTGACGGCGGCCATTCTGCGCAAAGCAACGGCCACCGCTGCGCAGGAAAAGGTAGGGGCGCTGGCAAAGGATGAACTGGAAGTACAGCAGAAACGCAACGACCTGATCGAATACTACAACAAGTATTTGTCAGATTCGGTAGAAAAACAGGTACTTGCCAATGCCGTAACCAGTAAAGGTCGGGCCGACGAACAGGCGGGATTTGCTCAGCGCCGTAAAGATTTTGCGCTTACGCTGGCCGCGCTGGACAAGCAGATTGCGGAGTACGAACGGCAAAAAAATGTTTTTGTAAAGGTTGCGGCTGACAACACAGACTTGACAGCCACAACCAATGCGCTAACAGCGGCACAAAACACAAATGCGGCATCAACAACGGCTGTTGTGGCGGCAAGTGGAAGAAATAGCAATGCCAAAAAAGAAGAAAAGGACGCCGTAGACGCGCTGCTTGACTCCTACAATCAGCAAGAGCAACAGATTAAAAAACTGCTGGAAGTCCAGCAGAAAATGGGCATTGGCAAACTAGATGCCTTGCCGACTGGCGGCACCGATGCGCAGGGGATTCAGTCAAGCGCGGCCGGTGCGGGCATTGTTGATTCGGGCCTCACGCAGCAGTTGGCCGGGATGCAAGCCATTGCCGATTTGCAGGCCAACATTGCCGCTTCGTTGCCCGAAAAACTGACGCCCGCCCAACAGGCAATTGACAGCCTGAAACTGTCGTGGCAAGGTTTTACAGATGCCTGGCAAAAGGGCGGCGACGCGCAAACGCAAGTCACCGACGCCGTGCTGGGCAGCATTGTGCAAATGACCAACGAGGGCTCGGTCAACATGCTTGGATTTGCCCGTGCCGCCGCTGCCAGCGCCATTAAGGTGGCCAAAGCGTACGCGGTGCAGGGCATTTTTGCGGCCGTATCAAAGGCACTGCAAAGTGTGCCATTCCCCCTCAACCTGATTGCTGCCGCCGGCGCTGCCGGTATTGCCGGGGCACTGCTCAACGGCTTGGCCAACAAAATTCAGAATCCAAAATTGGCCAAGGGTGGCTTGGCTTTTGGGCAAACTACCGCCATTGTGGGCGACAACCCCAACGCCCGCGCCGACCCGGAGGTGATTGCTCCGCTGTCGAAACTCAAAGGGATGTTGGGCGACGGCGGTAGCAACCTGACCGTCAATGGCGTGTGGACATTGAGAGGCTCTGACCTGCAACTCGTTTTGGAAAACACTCAAAAGCGCTCCAAGCGCACACGCGGCTACTAATGGGCGTACGGCTTAGAAATAAATACATCTCGAACGCCGGTATCTGGTGGAAAGTCGAGATTTCGGACGCCGACTACTCGGGTACCGTCACCGATTTTGAGAGCGCCGCCGACGGGGTAGTAATCCGCCACAGCGGCGAAGGAGCCGAGCGGCACAGCCCCATCATTGCCAGTCAGGCGGAGATTATCATGTGGGTGTACCCGGATGACACTGAGACATTCAGGCAGGACATTGTGGGAAGCGCGGAAAACCGCTTTACAATGGCGGTGTACCGCTCCACGGACGACGTGACCTACACACTGGACTGGGCGGGCGTGGTGCTGGCCGACGACAGCGAGTACGAAGATGAGTATTACCCGTACGCGTTCAAAGTAAGCGCTACGGACGGGCTGGGCCTGCTCCGCAAGACCTACTACCGGATAGACGAAGACACGCCGTACAGCGGTAAGGCGCGCATCATTGAGCACGTTTTCAACATCGTGAAGACGCTGCCACAGGTGCCGCTCTACTGGAATGGCAGCAGTGATTTTTTTGTCACGGCCATGACCTACGTGGCCAACGTGGGCATGACAGTAAGCCCATCGGTAGACCCGCTTTACCTAGCGTATGTGGATCACCGGGCGTTTTGGGGCTTTGACCAAAAGGGGCAGTACGTTTGGAAAAGTAATTACGAAGTACTGGCCTCCGTTGTTCACGCTTTTGGCGCTCGGCTGTTTTTGTCGGGCGGCTACTGGCGCTTTGAGCAGGTGGAGATCCGCCGGGCCACGTCTTTTTTTTCCAGAAAGTACGCTTACACGCTGGCGGCGCCGTCGAGTTATACAAACACGGGCAACTTTGAAATCGGACTGGACAAAACCCGGCAAAAACTGAATGTCGCAACCTTCCAGTATTTCCCGGCGCTCCTGGAAGCGCGAACAAACTACATTACCAATAACCGCCGCAATTTGGCAGCAGGGTGGCAAGGCAACCCCTTTGTGGACCAGTATTGTGGCCCCATCAAAACTAACGGCGACCTTACACGGTTGCGATTTACGGCGCGGCTCAACATCAGCGCTACCAATGTGAGTGCCACAGACACCACACTGAGCATTGCGTTTGTGTTCCGGTTGATTCTACGAATTGACGACAAGTGGTGTAACCGCGACTTGATCTTT